CCAAAATATTATACATCAAGCATTTATCTTGCTAAAGTAGATTATCGTAAAAGACAACATTTGTTTCAAAAAATACCATCTTTATATTATGCAGGTAATATTGCTAATAGTAAATTTGATACGTATAAAAACTATTTGGGGGAGTGGGAGAAAGATGTTTTATATGATAGTCTAACTGATTATGGAAATCTTGTATTACTATCTGATGGTGAAGCACATCCTCTTGTTTGTATGGAAGCGTTTGCCGCTGGACTAGGGGTCGTGGTATCACAATGGGGAACTGCAAACCTTGACCTAGATAAAAAATTTATTACAGTTATTCCAGAGGATAAAATTCTAGATACTAATTATATCAATGATCAAATTGTAAAGAATCGAGAATACTCCATATATAATAGGAAGGAAATTTTAGAGTACGCAAAAACTTTTGAATGGTCTAAAGTATTGACAGATTATTATCTACCAAATATTGAAAGTATTATTAAATGAAGATCTTAGTTACTGGACATAAGGGTTTTATAGGTAGTTACTTATTTAATCATTTAAAAAAAGTAGGACATGAAGTTGATGGGATAGATTTCCCAGATGACATAGTTGATTTTAAGGGTGGAGATTATGATGTTATAGTTCATCTAGCAGCATTTGCAGCTCTAAGAGATAGTCTAAAAAATCCTGATAAATTTTGGGAAAATAATGTTGTAAAATCTAAACCAATATTTGATTATTGTAAAGAAAAAGATATTAGATTATTGTATGCCAGTTCTGCAGGTGCACACAGTTGGTGGCAGAATCCATATGCGATTACTAAAAAGGTTAATGAAATACAGGCACCTCCTAATAGTGTGGGTATGAGATTTTTCAATGTGTGGGCGGAAGAAGGTAGTCGAAAAGATATGCTTTATAGAATGTTAAAGGAGAATACTGCACCTTACCTAACAAAACATAGGAGAGATTGGATTCATGTTCATGATGTGGCAAGGGCAATATGTTATCTGATACCAGATAATTTTAGAGGTGTATTGGACGTAGGAACAGGAAAGAATAATTCTGTCTTAGAATTAGCCATGTTGTTAGGTAGAAGTAATCTTCCAATCAAAGAAGTTCAAGGAGAACCAGAATCTTTATGTGCAGATACAACCCAATTGACAAATTTAGGTTGGAGACCTACAATAGATATTATTAATTAATATGGATAGAAATAAAGCAACATATAAACTAAAGGGAATTCCTCCAATATATTATATCAATCTTGATGGTCAACCAGAAAGAAAGGTATATATGGAAGCTCAGTTTAAGTATTGGGAGATAGAAAATTATACTAGAGTATCAGCACACGATGGTCGTGAAGATGATCTTGGAGGAATTTTAAAAGGAAAGTATCCAGATAATATGTTATCAGGTGAAGTTGGATGTACGACATCACATTTGAAAGCCATCAAATTATTCTTGGAAGAGTCTGATTCACCATATGCACTTATCATGGAGGATGACTGTGACATTGGAACTGTATCCTCTTGGGGATTTACATGGAGAGAGTTTTATTCTTCTCTCCCTTATGATTATGATGTCATACAGTTAGCAATTATTAATCCAGCAGAAGTTCATATGAAACTTCATCGTAGATTTGTGAATGATTTTTCTACGGCTTGTTATCTAATCACTAGACATCACGCACAAAAACTTGTGAATCTTCATTGTCGTGATGATAAGTATAAGATTGATCAGGGAGTTAAACCCAGAGCAGTTGCGGATGATTTAATTTATAATTCTGGTAATACATTTGCAATACCTTTATTTTTATACAGATTACAGATGGGTTCCTCAATTCATCAAGTTCATGTTGAAGTATTTCATAAGTCAAGTCATAATGGTTTAAGTAATTTTTGGAAGTCACAAGCACCTGCCATAGAGGATTGGAAGCCATACTTCGAATATGACCCATACTTTGGAAGACTTCCACCAGGTTGGGAAGGTAAATGATAAGAAAAAATTATAACAATTATTAACATAACTTAAGTCTATTAGCATTTTAAGACGGGGATCAAGGGGTTTATGTTAAGTTTCTTGACAAAATTTTATATTTACTATATAATTATGTTACGTTTCTTAATAAAACTTAAATGACTGTTACAACAGAATCAGGTGGAAGACAGAATGCTTTCCCAAATGAAACTCGTCCATACGTTGATGAGTCTGTATCTTACGAAGGATACCCACAAAACGCTGAAAAAGTTAATGGTCGTTGGGCTATGATCGGTTTCGTTGCACTACTCGGTGCTTACGTAACAACAGGACAAATTATACCAGGTATTTTCTAATGGATTTTTCACATCCTTATTGGAAATATGCCGAGAAGGTCAATGGTCGTTTAGCGATGCTTGGTCTAGTGATCGGTACAATTAATTATGGTCTATTCGGATGGATAGCACCAGGTTTATTTTAAAATGAAACTTATCTCACAATTCACAATACAAAAAGGAGCAAAACTCATGACACCAGAAGCAGAAAGATTTAACGGATGGGCAGCAATGTTAGGTTTCGTAGCAGCAATCGGCGCATACGCAACAAA